GCTCATTTGTGTTCAGGTACAGCAAGCTGCCACAGTCTCCCTCGCGCGTTCGCGCCTTATAGAAGACTGTGTGTCTGTGTGTGTGGCTCCCAATGACGATGGGGGAGTCCACACACCTTGAATCCACTTCATGGATCATGAGGCTCGTAGGAGCTCTGGGGGCGATGATGCTTACGTCAAAGTCACGGTTACGACTGTACGTGAGCGAATCAACGAAGAATTCCACGATGTTACGTGCGCTCTGCATGAAGTCCCCAAACTCCACGATGGCTAAGTCCCGTTCGTAATCGATAACAGTCCTTTCTTCGTCGAAGAAATTACTGTAGGGAACAGCCACTCGCTTTGTAGGGTCTCCATGTCGCACGAGTATCATTTGGTCCTCGTCTGAGATCTTGCCCGCCTCGCGCATTCTCCGCATCTGTGTGATGTAGTGCGCGTTGAGCATCCCAACTCTGCCTGTGAGCATGGTGACCTTGCCCTTGGAATCTTCCACGCTGATGTCTTGATTGGCAGTGTACATATGGTACACGTTCCTTTTAAGGAAACTGGCCATAAACGTGGTCCCGAAGAGAGTCCTTGTTACCTCATCGGAGAACAGTTCAGCGTGGTATTCAACCATTTCTGGCATGTCTGACCTTCTCAGTCTGTGCCGGCCCATATCAAAATGGGTGTTCATGCCTTCATCGACCTTCGCTTGAATAGCGCGCGCCTTTTTGGCGAGCTTTTTCGGGTCGTATTTGGCTTTGACTCCAGCTCCAGCTTCCGCTAGCACAGCCTCCATAAAGGAGCGTGCATTGGGGTGCATGACCCGGTCACTTGGCTTCGTGTTGCAGAAATCTTTCCGCATCTGCTCGAAGTTTGCGACCATCCTGTCAGCAGCTGGTAGACCTACAAGGCCTTGCTCTTCTCTCTTGGCTTCGCCGAACAACCAATGAAGGAAGGCGACGATTGCTCCGAGTGCTCCGAAGAGCAACCCGAGCAGAATTGCCATACTGCGGAACTGGCCCGTGCCAGCTTCCACAGCGAGAGTTTCCATTTTCGTCTTCGTCCAGTCGACATAAATCTGTTTTTGTCGTCTGAGGTATTCCACCATGGTTTCCTCCTGGACAGACTCGGGATCGATGGTTCCCGGTTCTGGTGGTGTTTTGGTCGCGAACCAATCGAGCCATCCCTCATAGAACATCCCTTTCTTTTCACGGATGTCGGAGACAAGCTTTTTCAGGTCGCTGGTGTATTGCTCATGCTGTTCGTGAGTACCAGAGTATAATTTGGCGAGGTGTTTCACGAACGCGGGGAAGTCCATATCTTCTTGGAACTCCCACGTCTGCTGCTTAGCATCAGCGATCCTGAGGAGTCGGAAAACCCCCACATCGGGGTTCCATCCTTCTCCAGCCTTCTTGGGGTCGAGGCGACGGTCTTTGGGTTCGCAGTTCATCGTTTTGTCAGTGCAGTACTCCTTCTTAGGGAAGTATTCGACCCACACTGATATCCTCCTGATGAACGCCTCAGGCTCCACAATGTTCATGTCCCAAAATTGGAACTTGTT